AACCCCGCTCTCTCCTCGGTCAGGGCAAAAAGAAAACCATGTCAGATGCCGCCCTTGCTGCCCGTAAACTCAATGCATCCAAGCCTCGCCCCTCTCGCCGTAAACCCGTCCCTGATCCACCTAAATAGCCAACCGCGATACAATCGGGTAGCCGGGGGTTTTTCTCCCCCAGCCCCAGGACTCCGACCCGGCAAACCCCGCCGGGCGGGTCAGGGGGCTAGCCGTTATAGTGCTCTGTTTTTTTTGGTGTCTTTGCCGGGCATCAGAAAACCGATCCCGCCGTCAAACCGCAAATGAGCCGACGTTTCCGCTCCGGTCGGGGAAATTTCGACATTCGGCAAATCCCGGAGAAGATGCAGCGCATTTGCCTTGAATTGGGCGGGTCCGATAGTTACCAGTTCATCGGCATCAACGCCGGTCCCGGAGCAGTAGCGACACATCAACACTTCGCCTTCGCCTTCGCATGATCCGCATTCAATGCCGCTGTACTCGGTATAGGTGTTGCTGAGTGTCACCGTGCCTACGCCGCCGCACTCGTAGCATTTGCAGTTATTCACCACTCCTGCACAGTGCTTGCAAGTCTGGACTTCGACAGCCGGGACTTTGTACCACTCTCCAGGTTCGCCCGCCTTCGATATCAGTTCCGCCATCTTCGGCGTATCCTGCTTTCTCACTCCAAATATAGGAGTAACGCCAATTGCCAGAAATCCGTTTGTTGCCCACGTTTTGCCGCCCTGTGTGAACGGTTCCGCAATATTCGGGTGCATCGGGTCTTTGCAGCAGAATTGTTTCAAATCCATGAAAAATCTCCTTTCGCAACTATAAACTAGCCGCAGCAGACGGACGGCAAAAACCGCCGCCGCTGTGCTAGATACGTTATGATGCTATCCGTATGAATCGACGTTCACCGCAGCCATATGCACATGTCAACAGCTTCCACTGTACCCACGGCAGAGATTTCATGACTATGACCCCGCAGCCAGAACAACGATATTCTGTCAGTTCCGGCTTGAATTGGATTCTGTTTTCTGTCTCGCCCCATTTTGCCAAACCATTTGCAACTGCATACTCCATGAGGTTGTACGATTTGGTATATCCCCACCGGAGATGCCGCTGTATTACAGAACACCCGAATTGCTGGCCTGCTGAAACTATGGTTTTGAGTTGCCAGAGCGCCGCGAATTTTTCCGAGATTTCTTCGGTCTGAAATTCGTTGCTTCGTGGATCTAGCGCATCATAACCATCAGATGCAGGGGAAGATAGGCATCCCTTGCACTTGTCGAGAGTTTCTATACAGTTTCCGTCTATTTCACTTTCACAATTCATGATTCCCTCCGCTGATCTAAACCGTTATGTCAATGGTGTTGTTAGCTGATGAATTGCCTGTACAGCGGCTTCATGGCAGTCGTAAAAAACAACCTCTTGTTCATAAAGTTCCCGCATTGAAGCAACCCACTTAACTAGCCCTTGGCCGAGCGTCCTGAATCCCGGCTCGCCTTCGTAAACGCTGTATCCCCATACTGTGGGGCCGCATGACGGATGGTTCAGGATCTTGCAGCAGAATATAGTAGGGAAGCAGTCAGGGCCATAAATACACCACAACACCCTGTTCCAATTTTTTGGCAGAGCGGGGTTAACGGCATAACCAGCAAATGCAGCAGGGTTTGTCCCTCCGCAATCTTCTGTTGAATGATCGTGGCTGTTACACTTGTCGCACATGATTTCTCCCTTGATTTCGCAAACCGTCCAGGCTGCAACCGTTATAAATCTCGGCGAATTCCTAGTAATGCCACCTGACGGACAACCCGCTTCGGTGGCCATTCCAGCTCAATACCAATTGCAGCTAGTGTATCAGTGACGTTCACGCCCATCCCCTCCGGACACCATGTCTCCTCATAGCCAGGGAAAGAAACAAGCGCAGCCTCAATTTTGGCCTTCAGTTGTTTCCGCGCAGTTCCCTGCCAGTAAAGCACACAGTAAAGCTGCCGCTCCGACCAGGCGGGGTTTGCAGCTTTCATTCGCCCCACATGCGCCGCCAGATCGAATTCATTGACCACGGCATACACTGGCCGGGTTAAGTCGAACGCCTCATGGAAAAGGGGTGCTTTCGGAGGGCACCGGTCGCACTTGCCAACATTCGGACAACCCTTCGGATGCAGAGGGTATGGTTTTACACACAGACCGCGCACCTGATAATCAATTTCCGGGTCAACTTCGATAGCTCCCACGGCGTTATCTCCAAACAAATTGAGGTTCGACATTGTCCCTCCCGATTTATAACAAAACGTAGCAGCAGGCGATGAAGCCCGCTGTTGTACTCAAGCCGTTATTTACCCTCAAAATTCACCTTACCGTCTTTTGTCTCATACAGGAAAAAACAGTCACCCACTGAATGCTTGGCGATCCATTTTCTTCCATTAATATCTGTGAGAGTCATGCCGTTGATACCGGCACCCATTGTGTCCTGCGATTGACAGCCCGTAAATAACAAACAGATGCAGCCCACCAACATCATTGCCGTAATTAACTTTTTCATGCGTTTCTCCTTTTATTGTTTTCTCTACCGAAGTAGAGGGGCTGATCTGCCACATTACCGTCCATACCCCCTCCTTTTACCTGTTCGTCCGACGGTAGCTGTCCCATGTGAACTGAAGCATCATAGATTTACCCTCGCAGAAGCGGTCTTCCTTTTGAATGGATTCCACGTCACATAGCTTGCTCAGTTGGATCAAGTCCATACCCTCGTTCACGGTACATGGACATAGTGTCCATTGCCTCTTTGCGCCATCCCAAGCCTGGGAATAGTGCGTCCATGTGCATCATTCCTTCTACAAACTGCCGTCTTGTAAGCTTCCCTGTTTGTATGCCGTCAATCAGTTTGTTTGCCATCTCGCCTTGATTCTCAAACTTAGTGATGGTCTTGCACTCTACTTGTTTCACTGGTCGGGGAGGGATAAGCCGCTGATACGTTTTGAGTGCTACCGGTGTCGGGAATTTAGGCTCGTTCATCATTGCCGACGAGATGCAAAACTCTGCATCTTCGATTGTCAGGTGCTGCAAAGCAAGGAACAGAATTTTTACAATATCCTTATCTTCCGGCTTTCCAAATGCCTTGAACATGGCAACAGATGCCGCCAGGAATCGAGGCTTGTCTTGATCGGTCATACTCCCTCCAAGAATGCTTGGCGCTGCTCTTGCGCTCTCATCTCTGCGCTGTCAGCAAAAGTTAATGGCCTGTGTCGAGTGACGTTAAACGCTACCGGTTTTTCAGCCCGGTTTAACCAATTGATGATACGCTTGCGGCTGATATGCCTGCGGTTGGTTTCGCACCATGTCCCGCACTTGGCTATTTCCCTTTCAACGTCCAAACCTTCATAAGCTGGATTCGTTTTGAGAGATAATGCCCATTCCTCATCAGTCAGTTTCTCAACAGTCGGGCGTGACGGTTTTACCGGAACGCTCACCGCTTCGACTGAATCAGTGAATCCGGAATCCGGAATCAGTGAATCCGGAATCAGTGAATCAGGAATCAGTGAATCAGGAATCAGTGAATCAGGGGGGTTTTTACCGTTGCCTAACGGTGAATCCACGGTTAGGGGACAACCGTCTGATATATCAGGCAGTTTTGACTTAACCTCTGTATGGTGTGGACTTTGGTGATCAAGGAAATTCACCACATGCAAATACTCTTTACCGTCAACAACGTAGGTCTTGATGAATCCTTTCCGTTCAAGTACGGTGAGTTCACCGTTAATATTCAGTGAGTCATACGGGAAGATTTCAGCCTTGATCCTTAATGGCCTTTTCTCTAAACGGCCTTCTCTATCAGCCATGCACCACAGTCCAATGAACAACAGCCGGGCGAACAAACTACATTCTGCCAATTCTTCATTTTTAAAGAACGCAGGCTTTATATTTCTGGCTCTCATAATTCAATCCCTCGTTCATGAAACATCACAATAAAAAAACCGCTGGATGTGTGCGCATCCGAGCGGTTAGATTATGGTCTACTCCCTATGCCGCAAGGCTAGTAGATCAACCAAATTGGTATCGTGTTCGCACAAACACTATAAATATTCTTTTTTCAATTTGACAATGTCCATTTTACTGGTTTACTAGTTACAGGCGCAATCTCAATTTGTGTATGTTGGTAAAATATTGGAATAACTAGGTAAAATAAAAATGTAAGTATTATGTTGCTGTTAAGTCAAAGTTTTGACTATGATTCCAACACTCTCCGCGCTGTGGCGCAGGCTGGGCACTGAATTACCTTTGGTTCGCAGATGCATGTATTTGCTCTGCCAGAATAAGAGTGAACCGCACAAGTTACGTCATGCTTCAATTTCCCACACATGGTGTATTGTTGGTGCATCTTTATCACCGCCTCCGCCAACTGACGGGAGTCGGCCTGTAGTACTGACATAGTGATGTCTTTCTTTATGGCACAAGGAGTACACACATGCCCGCTTACTATGTCGCAGTAGCAAGCCGAAAGGTAAACACCTCTTACGCACCCACGTTCCAACTCCGCCACCCTATCGGACAGCCGCGCTTTGTCGGCTTCCAGGGAGGTGATGCGGGATAGTAATCGCGTCATAATCGCAAAGCCTTCTTTCTCGTGCCCATTCATCCCGGCACTGATATAATATGCCGGTTCGCCCCAGTAACATTCTTTGTGTCGCACTGTGTTGCCAACTTTAAAGATAGTCATGGTGTCTCTCTCCTCTATTCCACTATCCCATAGTTTATCTTGATACATTCCCGAGCAGTTGAAAGCGTCCCGTCCTTATCCCATATCGCATCATGGAGCATATCTAGGCATTCATTTGCGGTATGTATCTGAACAGAGTTAATTGCCTGCTTTATTTCTACTTCAACACAGTCTAGTGGGTCGCCACTATCGCAACCGGAAGAATCCGCGCAATACTCTTGATGCAACCACTTGAGCCGTTGACACCATCGAATAGCCTCCGCATCAATTCCTGCCTCAAATGCGGCACTTGCTGTGCTAAATGGTGTACGAATCTTGTCCTGATTTGCTTCTGCTTTCTGCCAGTAATCATGGAATTGATCATTCATTCCCTCCCCCCTCCCCGCCAGACAGCGCGGACAATCGACATGCCCCTCGTTGGTATCCTGAATGCCGGTATCCCCGCCGCAATAGTAGGGATATGATGAATGGACGTGCGTTACATGCTCCCTGCGGAGGATCTGCATCATCATTTTCTGGCAGCAGGCGGCTTGCTGTGCTAGCTCTCGGAATGACCCGTGTGGCCCGTGATGGTCGCCAATATTGATTGCTAACTCGACTTCATCAGCTTCGCCCATTGTCGCCCTGAACATGCCCATGTACGTGTAATCATCCCACATGCCATGCTTCGCTATCCCTTTGAACAACTCCCGGTGTATGGCGCGCTCTATCGTTTCGCGCTCGGTTGCGGTTATCATGGTGTCTCCCTTACTTCTGTTGCATTACCAAATAAATCATTAACGAGTTTTTTGTGTGCAGCGAGTACAGTTCTGCGAGTCGGTCTTATTTTCATATTTATAGGGCTAATAGGGGAGAATGATGCATATGGGTGACTGGCCGTCCATACTATTATGTCTCCGATACGTGCACTATGATTGTCAATTTTTTCAAATTTATGGTGTTTCATTTGGTTTCGCAGAATGGTGTCCCACTCTATTGACAATGGGTTTAGCATAGTCCAAAAACTTGTATTGAACATTACTGATAGCCAATTTTTCATATCAACTCTCCTTAATTTCAATTCCGTGGACGGACTTCATTAGATGGGCTTTGCACCTGAACATCGGTAAACTCCTCGTCGCTGGTGATTTCACGTCCTCCACGATTAGCGCCCCGCCCTGTGTGTAGGTGAAGTCAGCAACGTAACGGAGTGCCGGTTTCTTCCTCCCTCCCAACTGGACCGATGGGGCCAACTCAAACGGGACTTGTCTTTTGAGGTCGGAAATCGCCCCGGCACGTTCCATTATTTTCAACTGGTTCCATCGGGCATATTCGCGCTTGCTGTCAAACTTGATACCGTCAACCTCAACCTTTTTGTTGTTGTACTTACTCACCTTCGGCGCGGGTAACAGGTCGGCTACGGAATGGCATGAATTAGCGGCAACCTTGACGTTGTGGAGCCGTTTAAACTCGTCTTCGGTCATCCGCATTGGTAATCACCCATCACCATCCCCAGTGGCACCCTGTCCAGCCGCTTGCACATCATCTCCCGGCGCATGTTCTCGATACCTTCCAGTTCAAGCGCAGATCTAGCTATAGTGGCGGGTATGGGGGTCTTCCCATAATAGTGGCGTCTGTATTGCTCATGGCCGATGCCCAAGAGGACCGCCATGGATGGAGCATCAAAGTTTAGTCGCGTTTGCAGGGCTTGCAGGTCTTTGTGTGTCATGTGCGTTTTCCTCGTTGATTTTGATGATTTTGTATCCAAATCAGGCGGCGAAAAGTACAGGGTGAATCTTTGCCATCTGCGTAGGTGAAAAGCCTAGTTTCTGCGTTTCATCAATCTCGGTCTTTCTTGTTTCCAGCAGATTTAAAGCGTCCCTGTAAAAGTCTTTCTTGATCTCGAACCCATAGGCCCGTCTACCGCAATTGATAGATGCTAAAAGGGTTGAACCACTACCGGCGCAGGGGTCAATCACTACGTCGCCCTCATCTGTGAATACCCGTATCAGCCGTTCAAGTAGTTTTACCGGCTTCTGTGTCGGGTGAATCTTCGGCGTGTCCGTGTCGCGCTCCATGTCGATGCAATTCATCACCATCTTGCCTTCGTTGTTGAACTTCGGGAGCTTGTCACGGTACAAGAGCAACGCATATTCACAATTACCCACCACACGCATATTTGCTTTCAGTACCTGGGCAGAAAAGTTTTTACGGAACACAAGATTGATGTATTTATTCAGCCCGTACTTTTTCGCCTTTTCAATCAACTCAAATTGCTGTTCAAAAGCACAGAACACAATCATGCAGGGTGCTTTACCCGCCTCTTTCGGCTCTTTCACCATTAGCGTTGAGCAGAAGTGTAAAAACTCGGTAATCCTGAAATCCTTGTCAGTGTCAAAGAACTCTTTTCCTGCTAATTCACTCTCCCCGTTGGCATTATCTCCGCCGATGTACCATGATGGATTCGAGCCATAAGCGTTCTTACCGATGTTGTACGGAATATCAGCTATGACCAGTTGAGCCTTGGGAATTGCGTAGGGCTTGTAATTCTGGAAGTGGTCGTTAATCAGCTTGAATTTTGCTGTACGCTGTCTTATGTCGCCCCTGTCCTCCATCACACGCCCCCCAACTTAATAAACCGCCCCTTGTCATCCCTGCCGACTCGCTTCGGGTTAAACGCCTGCTGGATGGTCTTCTCGACATGTTCCAGCACCTGCGCGGCAGTGTTCAACTTTTCCGGTTGCCATGTGTTCATGTGGTAGTAGTCAACCGCTTTCAGTGCCTTATCCACCAGCGCGTTTAACGCTCTGGCTCTGGCGCTCTTTGGATTCAGCTTATTCTCTTCGTAGCGGATGGTTTCTATTGCGCCCACTCCGATACTGAGATGCAGTATCTTTTCATCGTCGGTCATAGCTTCCTGTCCTTTCTGCTATTTGTTTGAAACTGGCTTTCCTGTAGAATCAACCCGCAAATGCAATCCACCTTTCCCATCGGATAAATAGTGAACACCTGTTTGATTATCTATTAACAGCTTCAATCCTGACCGATTCCATCCGTCTTTATCTGTTGAATCCAAGCCAAAACTGAATGCGTTTCGGAATAAGCCAATAATCACCAGAACCAAAAACAACCACAAAAGCCAATTACTCATTGCCGAAATTGCCCCGTCGGTCAATTTCCTGCCTATTTCAACAAAACTTGGTTCCATTTTAGTAGCTCCTTGTTATTACTTCCCTTTCTCTTCGATTCTCAACCTCAACGTGCCGCAAATGGCGTCCATCAAAGTTATCTCGTAATCCGCCTTCTCCTGTGACTGCTTCCCGATCCTGACGAGTTCGGGATACATGGCGCGGCGGCGGGATAACTCGCGCTCGGCTGCGTCTAGTTGATCGTGTAGGGTGATGATGGTCATTGTGGTCCCTTTATAATCGGGTAGCCGGGGGTTTTTCTCCCCCAGCCCCCACACCACCCGGCATGCGGGTCCGCACCGGGCGGTTCGATAGAATTACCGGGCCGTAGCCGGGTAATGGATCTTCACCCACAGTTCTTTGACAGATAGTAACCCTTGATCCTTTAGACATTGGTTAGTCAGACCGGTCTGGGCCGCAAGTCTTCGAGACATCGCCCACGGGCCGCTTCTGTTCAGGCCCGCGCGGATGGCAGTGCCGAGTTGTGTACCAAGCGCGAGAAGATTCCGAATCTTGGTACGGCACCAGCGCCACTGTTTCCAGTAGCACAGCCGTATTCTTCGCCGTATCCAACCGTCTATTTCCGGGATTTCACGGTAATACTCCGAGATGCCGAAGTAGCCCATCCAGCCACGGAGATATTGGGCCAGCTTATTCAACCGGTACTTCATGGAGACCCGCCAGCTTCTTCCGGTGTACTGCTTGACGCGGCGTCTGAATTCCCGGTATGCCTTGTCAGACCAGATGATGCGGGTTCCGCTGAAGATGAAACCAAGAAAGTCGATGCGGGATGTTCTTGCTACCGAACTTTTGGTTTCATTGACCGTGAGCTTGAGTTTGTGCGTCAGGAAGGTTTTCATGCCTTCCATCACCCGGTCACCGGCACGCTGGCTTTTGACCAGTATGACAAAGTCGTCAGCGTAGCGGACGAATTTGTGACCGCGTGTCTCAAGCTCTTTGTCCAGTGTGTCGAGTAGGATGTTGGCTAAAAGCGGTGAAAGCGGCCCACCCTGGGGTACACCCAGGCGGGTCTTTTCCAGCCGCCCGTTTACCTTCACTCCGGCTCGCAAGTACCTGCCTATCAGGGATAGAACCCGCTTGTCGTGGACCTTTCTGCTCACAATATGCATGAGCAGATCGTGGTTGACCGTATCGAAGAACTTGGCAAGGTCGATATCCACGGCAATACGGTATCCCTGCCGGATGTACTCCCGTACCTGCCGGACAGCGTCTTTCGCTGAACGACGAGGACGGAAACCGAAGCTCGATTCCGAGAAATCCGGATCGAAGATCGGCGTCAACACTTGGGCAATGGACTGTTGGATCAGCCGGTCAAGTACGGTGGGTATCCCCAGTGGGCGGGTTCCACCCGTTGCTTTGGGAATTTCCACCCGTTTAACCGGCAGGGGTTTGTAACTGCCTGTCGTCAGCGATTCGCGAATTTCTTTCCAATGAGAACGGGTATGGTCGGGGAATTGTTCGATGGTGATGCCATCGACGCCGGGTGCGCCTTTGTTTGCTCGCACCCGTTTCCACGCTTGCTCCATATTCGCACTGGAGAGTATCCGCTCCAGTAGGTGTTGCTCCGGGGTTGGCTGGTCAATGACGCGCTCCATGGGCATTCCCCCGGACGGGTTCTTTATGTCATGAAAGCTCATTGGGGCTCCTCCCCTTTCTTCGTTCGGCCCTTCGGCGGGGTAAGACTTCCCGGACTCTCCCGGGCTTGTTTCCAGCCGCTTGATCGCTTGAAAGCGGCGTCCGTCGCCTACTATGGCTTTTGCTGACTTCTGCCCCATCACGGCAGCTGTTGCCAGCGGCCGCGCCATCAGGAAACAATGGCATGCGGGACAGATCTCCCCGGATAAGAACGTGAACTGTCGCTACACAACCGCAGCATTTACCATTTCTCCTGAATCCGTGGAACTTCGTCATGTTGTGCTGACTTGTCCGGATGATGGCCTTGTATGCTGTTTCTGTTCGTCGGCTCATAGCTTTGCGCTCCGGCTTCCTCCAGACCCCTCCTCGCGGAGACGCCCTTGCCTTCGGCTAGTACTTGTTTTACCCTGTCCTCGCGACAGTGACTGGATTCTCGTACAGGGGACTTGCACCCCATAAGTTCACGCCCATGACGGGCGTACACCAGCGCATCGGGCGGATAAACCGCCCATGCTGGTGTTATGGCGCTTCCAGTAATTTTCGCGCTTTATCCAAATGGTATAGCGCATCATCAATGTTGTTATCGACATGGCGAGATATTACACAGTGTATTGCGTGCATTATCTCCCCTGCCGCCTCGCAACCTATATTTCCGGCCCGAAATAGCCGTTTTGTATCAGCAGGGTTAGATGGTCTCATCCCGGATATTCGGCTCAGGATATCGGCTGCATCAGATAATATATCTCTCTGTTTTTTATTATTCATCTTCGTGGCGCCTCCGCGCCATAACCAGGTAAATGCACCGGTCTGCAACCGCCGGTGATTTCCCGGCCCGTTAAATGGACTCTGCTAATGGTCCGGTTCGTCCTCGTCCAGCGCGTCATAAATTGATATGAGGCAACCGTCACAGAGTTTAGGGGTGCCGTGGTTCCCATGGCAGCCAGAAACCTCTTTCAGAGCCCCTTTCAGCTTTTCTATCTGCTTGTGTGCGTCTTTTGCGACCTTCTCCCATGTTTTCCCGTGGAGAGAAAGCCCTTCGACTTCGGCGATAAGCCACTTCATGAGGTCACGACGCCCGGCTCCCCCTTTGCCCTCGGTAACCTGCATCCACTCTTTGATGTCAGAGAGAGTGATCGGCTTCAATTCTCTCGGCTCATAAGTAGCTTCTGGTGGACATTCAACACCTATTGCGTAGTGCTTACATGCTCCACGACATATCCCCCCGCACTTGCTCAAATCCATTTTGGTTCTCCTTTCGCTCATTTAACCACTGGCACGACCCGCCGGAGCGGTTCAGCCAGAGGCCGTTAAAACCTCACACCGGAAACCTCTTCGATCACCAGGCCCTTAAACGCCCTGAGCCCGTTCGTCTTCACAAACGCCTTGAGCGGTCCATCATTGACCTTGATAAGATTCGGCACGGCACCGGGATTCTTTTCGCAGAGCTCCAACAGGAAGGGGATCAGCTGCATAACGGTAACCTTGATATCTTTCGCTTGGGTGATATTTCCGGCTGCCGTGCGGATTGTCTTATCAACAACCGGGGCGATATTAACTGGAGCCGCATACACGTTTTCTGCCTTCTCCATAAGGGATTCGGCCTTTTCGTCTTTGCCCTTTTCCATCGCCTTGAGTGCTTGCGCTTCCAGACGTTCGCGCTCTTTCTTGGCAACTTCTTCAGCGGCAATCCGCGCCTTGCGCTCTTCTTCCCTGCGGATCCGGTCCTGTTCCTGGAGATAGGTGTTCATGCTGGTGCGGACGATCCCCATTGCTTCCGTTACTGGTGCCAGTTCGTCATTCTTCTTTTTCAGTACTGCATCATAGTTCGCCTTTGCGGCGATGCGGAGCGGTTCAAAGTATTCCGTGATTTCCTTCTCCAGTGCTTTAAGCCCCTTGCCGAGTTCGCCGGCTGCCGCGTAGGTTTCAGGATTGGAAACGGTCAGGCTTGTGGCCTGCTCGTAAAGGCTTAAACACTTGGCTTCCAGTTCGACTTCCGGGCTTATTGCTATTACTTGCGCTTGAGCGGTCATTTGTTCCTTCATGAATTATTTTATTTTTTTCTGCGTCTCTCTTTGTTGCATGCCGCATGGACATAAGACCCACAATGAAAAACCATTTTTGTTGGATCATCATACTTTTTACACACGAAACACCTACGCCAGTCGGCGTTTCCACACTCTGATTCAGCTCTCAGGCTGGTATGTAGCTGTGTGTGGGCGGAAGTGTTTTCACACACCAAAAGATTTTCAATTCGGTTGTCAGCCTTAATCCCATTGATGTGGTGAACGACGTTTTGAGGATGAAGGTGCCTTCCGTAGTTTTCCTCAACAACGAGGATGTGTTCGTGTACGTACCCATATTTATCAGCCCTCGGATGATCTTCCCGATGGACAAGGACATACCCGCTGGCAGTGACAACCCTTCCACCCTTCCACTTTCCGCACTTCTCACCTTTCCTGCCTCTTACATGATGACCAGTCAGGTAGCGCATTGGCATACCTTTGATTCTGTTGTTTGATTGGTCATTATCTTGTGAGATGGCGGTTTTACCTCCGCATCCACAATGGCAAAAACCGAAAGGCACTATGCTGTTTTCCATGATTCGATCATCCTTTTGTCCCAATAGAAATCGAGCAACTTACGGAACCTGGGCCAACTCTGCTTGTCATTGGCCTTGGTGTATTTGTATGAACCGTCCTGGCGTATCTCAAGAACACGGTGTTCATACTTGGTTCTTGCTCCACTATTTTTAATCCAGAGATTTTCCTGTGCTACCAGCTGCAGAGGGTCAGACAATTGGTTGAAGGCTCGACTTTTAATCTCCACGATCAACTTCCCATCCAAGATAAGGTCCGGTATCCCCGCATACCTTAGAGCCGGGTCACCCATTGGAAGCTCGACAATAAAATCAGACTTGTTGAATCCATAATCTTTGAGCCACTGAGGGAACGCTGTCAGCACCGGACGCAGACTAGGATCAAGAACTTCCACATCGAGAGAATCCGTGCAGTAGAGTTCGACAACCTTATGGACCGCGGAACCATACTGCTTGGCCGCCTCCAGGATATGCTTCGGTATCCCGCTCCAGTCATACAGTGGGTCAATGACTGTTGTTATCCCGGGCACCTTCTGCCCACCTATGCGGTGGGTGTGGGTTTCTTCATCGAATGTGTAGGTTTTGGCTCCCATGTCAGTTTCCCGCGTAAGGGCAATCCAGCATGTGGCCGGTGTTCTTGACGGGGTCCACCATCTCGCCGCAGTTCTTACACTGGATCAGCGTGACTTCTGTTTCTGGCTCGGCTGCCTTTTCCGGTTCGGCTGTGGTGGCAGCTTCCGCCGATTTGATTTCCCCGGCGCCGATTGCCTTGATAGCATCATTGACAAGTGACTTGGGAAGATCAGAGACGCTGTTAATTTTGTAGTGGGCTTTGAAGCTGGCCTCGGACACACCGCCTTGCTTCAGCTTTACATGGAGCATCTTGACTTGGCCTTCCGTCGCCTTGTCTCCATTGTCTGTTGCCGGTGCGGCCTTTGTTTGTGGCTGCTGAACGGACGGTTTGCCTTGGGGCTGTGTAATTTCTCCGGTGGCAACATTTACCGTCTCTCCCTGTACGACAATTTCATCCGATGTGTACGGCATTCCGCCAAGTTCCTCGGGGAATGCCATGCGGAATGCCTGGGCGATGGCAACCTTTTTGATCATGGTTCGTGCCTTGGTTTTCCACATGGTGTTCTTCTGGTCATACTCAGAGAAATAAACCTCGTGATAGAAGGGTTGTGTCCAGTCACGACGATGTATTTCGATGCAGCCCCTCATGTCGTCGCCTTCTCCTTCGGTCCAAGCCTTCCACCCTGTCAGTATGCCGCTACGTTCCGCCCGCTTCAGGTAAACCTCGTATCCAACAATGATGTTGAAGTTTTCGCCGTACTGGATGCCGTAAATCTCGCGGATAAAAGGGTTCAGCTGAAAAGCCTTGCATATCTGGATGAATTGTCGGCGGTGGGTGTCTTTTAGCTTATTCCCGAAGCTGACCAAGTATTCCTCGATAACGGAATCAGGCACGGCTACAGGTGATTGTGCTTCTCTTGCCATAGGGATAATGTTGCTCATTTGTTCTCTCCTTCCCATCTCTGGGTCCATTTCCAAATTGTGCCTATGCTCAGATCGAGCGCATGTGCGATGTTCTTGTAGGATTTGCCTTCGGCTCTCATGGCTAGTATCTCAGCCTTGTAGATAGGAGCCTTGGCCAGCTTCAGATACCAGGACTGGTCTTTCCTTCCGTGGCAGGACAGGCAAAGTGTCTGCAGGTTTTCATGGGTGTTGTTTTTGCGGTTTCTGTCTTTGTGATCCACGGTTATGGGTCTGCCCCACCTGGCCTTGTGCTGCTCGTCGGTCATGCCGCAGGCCACACATGAGTAGTTATCCCGCTCCAGAATCTCTAACCTGATCTTGTTGTTTGAATAATTAGAGGCGGTCGAGAAGCCGTGCTTCTTTTGAAATTCACTTCTGGCTTTCCGCTGCCACTCATTTTTATAGGCTTGCGACATTGCCATTTTTTGTGTACCCTCCTTCCGTGATTTTGTTGTTGGAACTGGCGCTCTGCAAAGCGCCTTTTCTATTTGACTTCTTTGACCTGAATCTTCTTATGCTTTCCCAAAAACCCCGCGTTTATCGCGTCCATCAGGACCAGCGACATAGCCTGAACCGCGTTATCTGCTGTTGAATATCCCGTGTACCAAGGGCCGGTAGTGTATGGGATCGTCACTTCAAACTTCATCCTTCGCTCCTTTCGATTGTCATACTGGAAATGTCATCCCCGAATACCGCATCCATTGACTCCTTGTGGCGGGTTGCGTCAATCGGGTTGCGAAACATCAATTCCGATTCCCGCCCGTCACTCCATTTGGTCTTCAATATCCACTTCATCTTCGGCCTCCTCTTCTTCAAACCCCGGCACCTCATAATCATCCCGCCAATAATCAGGATGTTCCGAGTAGTCCCTATTCTGTTGTGCTCGCTGTAGCGTCCTCTCGTTGTTGCAGCCCATCGAGTACCCCCAATTGGAGTCGTGATATGCTAACCTGCACCGCGTTTGCCCTGCATCGTGCGTGGGCGTTGCCGAATTGAAGTATCCTGGCAATCTGCGCGGAGGATTCGCCAGCGGCGCAGAGGTTGAGAACCAGCGCCCTGTTCGCCATGATGATGCGGTCTGTTGCGGTAATCCTTCGCTCCACCTTGATTCGCTGATATTTACCCGGAAACGGCATTGCTTGTTTAAACGGGTCATCAATCCATTTGCCGCAGTTCCAACAACTCATGCCCGATGTGAACGATGCTTCCCCGTACTGGCCGTCAATTGTGCTTTCCCTGCTAAATACCCTCTGCTGGTGACTCATTTGTTCATTGCATTTTGGACACTGCATGACTGCCCCCTAGTTCCCGAAAAAATAGAGAATAAATGTTAGCATCATGATAAGAACCACCACCCTTGCCATTCCCTCCGCTATTGCGTCATTTAATTGGCCCTTGTTCATGCGATCACCAAGTACATGAGGGTTAGCCATGCGGCAGTGGCGGCGATGTGTTGAATGAGTTTCATACTCCCTCCCCTGCTTCGCTAAAGAATTATTCAGCCAAAATAGCCCTGATCCTTTTCGCCTGATCAGGGGTGAGTATTTTGCCGGTAAGGTATAATTTAAATTTAGTGTCTGAGTGCCCATAGACTTGAGCAAAGACTGAATGTCCGTGATTGCCGCTGAGTTCATCGAAAATTGTTTGAAGTTCCTCCATGCAATCCACCAGTTCATTTGTGCCGGGTTCTCCGTCTACCGTGACAAGTATGTCCCTAAAAATTCTGTTGCTCATACTCCCTCCATTTGGTAGCCATACGTCCGGCTGTCTGATACCGCGTCATGTGAGATAAACCGACAATTTACCGATATACCGTTGCGGCGTAGCTCCGTGATTGCCGCTGAGACAGCCTGAGTGCCCGTAAGGATGGATATCTCTTGTGTGGTGTACTCTGCACCTGTGGAAAGTAGCCTGTGGAGTTTCTGGAGGCGTTTGGAACTAGACAACTTAGCGTAGTGTATGGTTCCCATTTTCCCCCCTAACTTTCGGCATTAAATCCGATTGAAAATCCAGCGATGAGTGAGCAAACTACAACTCCAACCATCGAAACGTAGTGGCCTTGTATTGCTCCCGGCACATTTATGCCGATACACGCCAATTGAACTAGTGAAAGAAATATTTTCATTTTTTCCCCCTGAATCGTGGTTCCATAATTGCGTTGTATTCGTCTTGACTGAGTGACGCCAGAAACGCGGCGTCTATCTGAACCTCTTTCTTCTGCGTCATACGCTGGAATAGGTCGTTAAGCATTTGCTCGATTACTTTGAAATCTTCTTCATCTAGAGTCATGGCTCAACACGGTTTAATGCCAGCCATGATAGACATGTTTGGTATGCCATCCACCGAAGTTGGCTCTTCATATCCCCGATGTTTGGGAACTCGCCGGGGTTGTTCCAGAAATCAGCAGCCCAATCTTCTACCGTCCTAATGTGGCATCCCAATCGTATCCACTCTTTCCCGTCCTCTCCGATAATTGGCATACAGATGTATTTGTATAGTCCGGTAAAAGCAGATGTAGATTTGATTTTTATATCCCCATAGTCGGCATCGCACAGGTTGGCACCGCACAGGTTGGCACCGCACAGGTTGGCACCGCGCAGGTTGGCATCGCGCAGGTCGGCACCGCACAGGTTGGCATCGCACAGGTTGGCACCGCACAGGTTGGCACCGCACAGGTTGGCACCGCGCAGGTCGGCATCGCACAGGTTGGCATCGCGCAGGTTGGCACCGCACAGGTTGGCACCGCGCAGGTCGGGGACTCTTTCTAAACCAGCATTTTTTACATAAGTCAGTACCAGTTCACGTAATGGCATATCCCCCTCGGTGATAACTTCCCCACTAAATCTGTTCAATATTTGTGTCATATCATCCTCTTTAGTTAAGTTATTGGGGCGGAATGTAATTATGCCGCCAAAAGCGCGAGGGTCATGGCTTTACAAAAACCTGCTTGCGGGTTACGGTAAAATGTTCACATTGTTGACATGGTGTTATGTGTTTTTCGTCACCGGAGTAATCAAGGCAATCCAACCGGCTGATACACCTACCCCCTTGTTCCGGACATCTCACCATTTCGGGCGTTTTATTTTCAATTGTGATTGCGGCACCATCACTAATAAGGTTTGAAGCAACCATCCGATTATAAGACTTGCCGTTTTTCCCTTCTTTAATTTGCAAACCAGCAATTTGAATCATTTGACTAACTCTCTTTGAGGTCTGGTTGTAAAACCCAAGCATCAATGAGGCTTTAGCGTCTGATATTGTTCCCTTCATCACCTCTTGTGCCAATGTCCTTATTTCCATTATTTCTTGTTCAATTAAACCCATGATCCAAATCCCCCCCTCTTTTTGAGGTCCATTTCCAATTGAACCACCCGTTGCATTGTCAAAAAACGATCTTTGAGTTCTTGCTTTTTGAAAAAATGAGTACTCCACATTCTGACACCACAACAGCTCTTGCCGTAATAAACGTAAATATCAAAGGTTAGATGCCATCTTCCGGTGTTGTGTTTTTTTAGCTTCGACCACAGCCTTTCGGCCTCGTCGTGGAACAAAACTTTTTTCCGTTTCATGTAAGCCCTAAACCACCACCGCATCGTTTCGCTTTTGTTGTCACTCTGGCTAAGTTTCTTGTGTAGCGGAACATAGGTCATGGCTTTCCCTTCGGCTCGATCCCCAAAAAAACCCTGTCGCACTCTTCCGCCGAAAACCTAAACTGCTTCCCCGCCTTACCAGCGCGGAGTGTTCCATTCTTCAACATCTTCCGTACTGTGTCGGCATGGACTCCATAACGGGCGCAAACTTCCTTTGTGCTGTACACTTGAGTATTCACTTGCATTGCAATCACCTCCTTAACGTGATACGTTTTGATGTGTTTTGGCTTGTTCCTGCTTGGTGGATACCGTTATAAATCACTGAGTGAATATTGTCAATCACTTTTTTGCAATTTATTTTTCACGGAGTGATTTAATGGAAACTGGTGATAAAATTATAGCGATACGAAAGGCCGCTAAATTGAATCAGAAGGATTTTGCAAGACCGCTCGGAGTGGGTGCTTCCTACATTTCGGAGATTGAAAACGGCAATAAGGAACCATCGAACACATTGGTTTCTTTGTTGCGGGCGCACTATTCGATTAGTGGTATTTGGTGGGAAACCGGCGAAGGGGAAATATTCGCGGATACTGAAAAAGAAAAAGCTGAGTTGCACCCCGAAGACCAGGAACTACTCAGCTTAATTCATCAGTTGGACGGGCGCAGATTGTCGCTGTTTAAGGCTGACCTTTACAAACGATTGGCAGAGCAGTTGGAGTCGGATTACGAAAAGGAATAGGCCCACTAATGATTGCCATCACCATCAGGACGGTTGTCGCGTCTGGTAGCTTTTGCAATAAAACACGCTTGATACGGTTTAACTTGATCTGGTCTTCCATACAACACCTCTCACAGTTTTGGTAGATCGCTGAAACATTTTTTTGACACACTCAAATTTAATGAACAACGATTTTAATGTATACTCAATCTAACACGCACCAAGGACACAAAGTGTCACACACCAAAAAAAGGGAGGAATTATGAAACGAATCATATTAGTTATGGCTTTGGTATCAATGGCATCAATCGCGTATGCGGATCAATTTGTGGAGGGCTACACCCGTAAAGACGGAACCTATGTCGCCCCACACTACCGCTCAACCCCTGACAACTCCTACAACAACAATTACAACACACAGGGCAATTACAACCCCTATTCCGGCAATAAGGGAACCAACCGCCCCACTTACAATGATAAGACGCCGGAGAGAAATCAATCAGCAACGCCAAATATCGACTATTACGGCAAGACCGGATACAAGCCACTCTTCAAATGAGCATCGAGAAACACCCCACAAGAGAAGGATGGTATTACGTCAAATACTATCCACAGGGGCGCAACCATCCCCCACAGCGACGCAGGGTAGAAGGATTTGACGCGGCCTATCAGCTCGACCAAGCTATCAAACAGCGCAAGCTCAAGGCCGAGCCAGTGACACATCCCCGCTTGGAAATGATCGCGGAAGGGTATCTAGAGTGGGCAAAGAAGAACCTGGCCGGCGCGACATATCAGACACGGGAACGGAGGATGCGAAATTACATCCTCCCCTTCTTCGGTTCTTATCGCGTCTGTGATCTCAATCAGCAACTACTTGACCGCTACGCCGCCACCGTTGCCAACTGCACCTACCACACGGACCTGAACGCACTGCTGGCGCTCACAACATGGATGCGGAAACGCGACTACTGTGACCCGCTGCACTTCAAACCAGAGCGCCCGCGGATGAACCCACGCAAACAGGTATTCCCGACCTTCGAACGCATCATTGACGCCATCGAATCAATGGACAAGCCGGTACATCGCGTTATGTTTTACATGATGCTATTTTCCGCCCTGCGGTGGAATGAAATCAGAAATGTCAGATGGGAAAACGTGTCTATCAAGGATGGAGTGTATAAGCTGGCAGAAACTGATATCGAGGACGTGTTACCGATCCCCGCGCCTGTCCTCCCATGGCTGAAAGAGAACCAAAAGGAAAGCGGCCCGGTGTTCGAGGGGAGAACCAAAGGCCAGCCGTACACGTACCTGTGGAAGATATGGAAACAGGCGGGGGAACACATCGGCCTGCGGATCTCGTCGCACACATTCAGGAGATGCGCTGCGAATCACCTGTACAAGATGACCGGCGATATACATTTAGTTCAGCGACTGTTGAGGCATAAGAAAGTACAGACCACCCTCCGCTATATCGAACACTCCCAGGAAGCCCATGAGCGCGGATTAAATATGCTCGTCGACTTCGCCAACAAGTCCGGCAAGATGAGAAAAGTTGTCCAGTGAGTCAATTTTTAATGTGGGTTAAGTAGCTGAAAATAGATAGGAAAATGAAACGTGTTCATTTACTGCCTTGAAATTGCCATGCCCATGAATACTACGTTTGAGAGCAATTTCGTGACTACCATTGACTACGGCAAAAAGAAGCCCGGCAGCGAAGGAGAGGCGCATACCGGGCGATTGCAAGGGGAATTATTTAAGGTTAGTATGTAAAGGTGAATCCCATTGAAAACGGGCGGCGGGTCACCACCGATGGGGTGGCCGGGGCCACATAATCCAGCGCCCCAATATACGTGCCGCCGAAGCCAGACGTATCCAGCGCGGCGTTTTGCGGGGCAAACGATGTGTTGTATTGGGGATCAACGGCGAGTGCGTTTGAAGTGATGCTGATATCTGCATCCGTGTAGGTTGCCGCTGTTGTGGGCAATTCGGGTACAAACACACCAGCTTTGATACTATTAGCGCCGTCCGCTAACGATACCTCGGAATCAAATATAATAAATACTGATGTTGCATCAGGTGCCACCCACACACCCGTTGTGACCATTGGAATTATGGTCAGTGTGTCAGTTGTGTTTGCTTTCACCATTGCATATTGGCCTGCACCTGTACCGCTCACTATTTTAACCGTCTGAGACATCAACTGATTAGCTGTCCATCCAGCACCGGATTTTACAAGCGTTCCATAGGTGGTGATTGCGCCGGTACTACCATTGATTACGGATGCAACACCCCCTGTTGCTGTTCCCTGGTGTATGACTAGATTTTGTGCTGAACCGCCTTCCCAGGAAAGATTATACGCGGCATCTGTTCCCGGTGTCCCAGAGACAACCAGTTCCAGACTTTTACCCACCGACATGGGGAGAGGGTACGATGGGTCGAAAAGGTAAACTCCTGCGCAGCTGCGGCTGTTGGTGTTGTATTCGGCTCCAGATTTAACAAATGTTGCCTGTTTAACATTCGTTGGTGTCGTTGTGTTGCCGTAGTCGTTGTTAAAATCCAGCCTTGCCAGGGCCATGCTAGTTACATTCGTTGCATTATCAGCGGGGCGATAAATCCCCTGTTTGGAATTGGTGCAGTTGTTGTTATAGATTTTGAGTCGAGTGCCGAGGACAACAGTGGTTTCGCCATCGTTAAAATTGATCGTTCTGACACTGGAATCAAACGTATTGTTTGCTATTTCTACGTTGTCGATCCAATGAGCGCCATTGTATCCGAGAGTCCAGCCACCCCCCATATCTGCCGCATCACTGTCTGATATAATATTTCTAGCAAATTGGTATCCGGTTAAATACCCGTTGATGGAACGATGAACCGCGCCATGGTGCCAGATTTTGCTAAATACATTATCTGTCACGACCATGTAATTACCGATTCTGACAACCCTGTTTCCGTAGGACATATTATTATAGCGGTAGTATGCGGCACCAGTAACAATTCCCTCGTTCATGAATCCGCCAGAATCATACGATGCGGTGTACCCGGATAGTGTGTTGTATTCGAAATACGCTGGGTGGGTTCTCAGAGGGATGAAATTATCAAACTCGATAAATCCGGTGTTATAGCGCACATAAATTGTGTCGGATTGCGTACCTCCCGTATCGGCAAATAACCGAGAGTAAGAATCTAGTGTGTTATTTGAAAAACTGACAAACGGTGATGTTTGCACATGGATCAGGCTACCGTAGTTTGACGTGCTAAACCGACAATGCCGGAACGTGTTACCCGTTACTGGAACCACATTAGCCGAATTCCCAGTACAGGTATCTAACGTGACGGGACGGGTACAGTATTCAAATGTGTTTCCCGTTATTTCCACCCTACGATCCGAGTCCAGTCCAGGTGAGTATTTGTATTTAGCGTAAATGCCCGTACCACTCGCCATCGTTGACTGTGACGTTTGACTCCCCATATATCGGATAGTGCAATTTTTTATAGATACAGATGAACCCACAGTATTTGCAGAGCTGGAGATGCTAGCGCTAAACCAGTTGGCATATTTGTAGCTGTAGGTGGTTGTATGTGTAGTGAAAACACTTTTATTTACCCTGTAATAAATAATCCCCTTTGCGTGGTCAACATAGTAGTCACCATAGTTGGCAATGGCGGCATAGCTAGCTACGTGATTGGTGAGAACATTCGATGAATTCACAACAAAACTGGTATCTCCAAAACTGCCGATACCGTTGTTTGCGGCGTTTGAGATAGGGCCAGGGTCTAAATTAGTGCCGAATTTTATTTTCATGATGCAAATTGTTGGCGTGGCTGTGTCATAAACTATAGTTGACCCGTTAGCCGACTGACTGGTCACCGCGTTATCCCACTTGACCTTTGCAGCCGGTATGCTGATCGTCACACCATCAGCGATGATGTGGCCGTTATTTGATACTGTACTACCGTTATCGGCGGCAAGATCCAACAGGATTGAACTCCCAGCCGCAGGGGTAAACTTGGCATATTGGTTTACACGTATGCAGGTGTTGTTAGTTAAATCAAAACCCCGCAACGTGAGGGTCACACCAGTGGCGACAGTCAACACTCCATATGTAGTCGAATTAGTGGCCTGGATCGTAACAGCATGGCCGACAACGGCGGCATTGCTGCCAACAGTGGTATTTTCATCCACAACAACAGTATGCCCCGTGGCGATTACAGCGGTATCACCTGCTCCGGGTTTGACCCCGCCTGTCCATGTCGTTGTTGCCGACCAGTTGCCGGATTGTGCTGATGTGATTGCTGCCGCCCATACCTGCATAGGCAAAAGGCAGAGTAGCGTTAAAAATAAGAGTATTTTCCTCATGCCGCCCCCTATCGCAACACTATCAGTTCATCAATATCCGCTTTGATAAGAATGTAATTGGTCAAGTCGCTGCCGAGATAGACTTTCGTGTCTTGGTCGGCCTGTACCTTGATAACCTTTGTCAGCACGCTATTGTATGAAATAGCGGTACTTTTAGTCAGGTAGTGGTTTGACGTTTCATCCCACACAAACGCCTGCGCCGATTGCGGAAACTGCGCCATCACCGGTTTCATTTTGGCAATACGGAGGTTAGGTGTAGCCGTTGTAGCACTTGACGCAATAGAGAACGTAAACGTGCTTGTGTCGGCAAATGCCAGTGTGGGGAGTAGTATTAGAATCAGTATTAGTTTTTTCATAATCACCTCAAAGGAACTGTATTACCATCAGCCTGCACCGATGGATTAGTCTGCACTGTTTTCGGCTGCTCAATCTGAACTTTGTTGTAATCGCCGTGAAAGTTGCAATTCACTGTACTACAACCGGCGCAAATGGTAAATATTGCGATTAAGTATATTTTCATGGAGCCTCCAAAATTACTGGCTTGCTACGGACTGCCGAGCTTCGGCCAAAATCCCGCACTCCACGGAATAGCCACCATGCGCGGATCGGTGCAACGCACTTTTTCCACCCTTGCGCGTCCTCAATGTAAATCCGCCTAAATTCCTTGTCTGCGGCTTTTCTCCATTTCAGGGATAGTAAACCATCCTTCATCAAACGATAAAGGCAATCGTGCAATAAGCTCGGCCGAATCATGCTTTTTGTATCCACTGCTGGACCGCTGGCACCATCCCACGAAAAGCCCTTGTCGATTATCAAAACTCCATCTGTGCTGAGTATTGCGTAATCAGTGGCAATGTGCTTCATGGGGCGAATTGCGGTCTGGATAACATAAGCTTCCGCAAGCCGATATTTGTAATTGACCTCGATGTACTTTACTTTCCCGTTCACGCTTCCTCCCTGTGCTTTCGACACACCGCCTGCCAGATAATCAGCCCGCCCACCTTCGCCGCTTTCTGGTGGAGCGCCTTTTCTCCGCATATCCGGCATTTCAATATGAATGAGTTACCGGCCATTTTTAGCCGTCCACGTTTCGCAGGTACCCCATGAATCACGGATAGCCCATGTCAAAGCGCATCCCCTGTTAGTCTGGTTCCAGAATCGGCAATCTTTGCAGGTCATATCATCCCCTATCTTCTGGTTTTACTTTCGTATGCAATTACAGACCGCTGGACATTTCCTTTTACCCTTCGTGCCCATACGCTCAAATATCTTTCTTTGTTGGAGTTTGCGTCTACTATTTGCACGTATCGGTTGTGGATAAGCCCTATCATGTGGACATACAAAAGTTCCTGATTGACACTGTTCAGTCGAGCAACTGTAGCTTTGCCGATATTCCCATCAACAGCGATTCGCTTTGCGGGGTAGCCAGCGTAATTAATAGCCCGTTGGAGTATCCTGGCAGCGGTTCCCTGCCCCAAATTGACAGCGGCGTCAAAATAGTCATTGGCGATAATCTGGCTCTTCCATTCTCCACACCGAGAAGCCCCCCAAAAGTCACGGCTGTATATTACAGACGCTCTTTCCAGTGTCAGATTTCGGATGTCTTCTTTCGGATACGACGCAGCGGCAATGCCGTATTTTGTCCCTTTCAGAACTCCATTTGCATAGTTGCCTGAATCGTTGGGATCTCTTTGAAAACCGCCCTCGTGTCCAAATGTGTTTATAAGTGCTGGCTTAATATCGGCGGCATGGCAGATATTTGACATTAAAAGAATGGCGATTATTGCGTATATCATTTATTCCTCTCTGCATAATCCTTCTGTGGGCATTCATTACACGCAAACGTGATTAGCACGTAGCCATACACCGGACATTTCTTTAGTGGAGTCGTCATGATTAAATCCCCGCCCTTTCGAGTTTTTTATTAAGCGCCTCCACCCATGCAGCGGGGGTTTTGGCGTTTGGGAATAATTTTATGAATTGGTCGATTTTGATCATGCTCACCCTCACCACTCTTTACTGGATAGGAAATGTAATCGTCCCAAAAACCCCGGTCAGATCGGTTTCATTAGTATATGCAGTGGTAAAGGAAGGGTCTTTGTAAAACCGTATCGTAGTACCGGCTTGGGTTGCAAAAGCCACTCCCGATTGGGTAGCCCCGCCATTCCGAATGAATACATGGCTATAAAAGCTGTCAGCTTGGGACTCAACCGTATAGCCCCCTGGCACTTTGAGAGTTAGATACGTGGGGGCATTGGAAACGGTTGTAGTAAATATGGAGAAGGTCAGCGTCATAACTTTCCCCGAAACCGTGTAACGGATATGTTTCTGGTCTCCCGATGCCACCGTCCAGTGATTACCAGTGCTAGCACTAAAATTTGCTGCATCAAAGGCGAAGTTGCTCCACACAGGCTCTAACTGGTAGTTTCGGATTGAGGCACCATTTGCGCTGTAGTTTGCTAGATTGCTAAAGTCACCACTCTTCACGTAGATTGAAGGGCCATCAGCGTATATGTTGTATAGCAGGGAGGACACAGCCATCATGTTTCCTGAAACTTGCCAGTACATGCTGCCCGTTACAGCGCCCCCTTTGAGTAGCTTAATCGCCGCCGTAGTGGGTCCAGGGTTAACCCCCGTGCCATCCTCTGGATTTATGAGCCCGTCTGAATTTTGAGTAAAACTGTTCCCCGTTACTGTGCCTCGGGACATTATCGAAGACACTGTGCCGTAATGACCCACGACAATGGACGCTTTGCCGATTCCGCTACTATCCTCAACGGTACCGCCTCCACTAAACGAGTTGCCGACAATGGTATTGTTGAAGTCGATCGTGCCTGTGCCTGTGGACATGGACGCGATATGGAAAAATCTATTAGCGTCGAACTCCACCCCTGTCACCCGTGTCCGACTTGAGTTTTTTGCAAAAACAATCCCTTTGGCGTTGTACTCAATTTTCCCGCCCCTGATGCTTACGCCGCCGCCACCGTCCACAAAATACATGGCAGCGCCCGTCGATAGGGTGTCCCCGATGTAACTTACATTGGTATTTTGTATGTAGTTTCCGTCATAGTCAGAATCCCCTGAAACCTCGGAGTAAACGCCCTGCTCCGAGGCATTTGAAATATTATTGCCGGTCGCTTTTATGAGCCCCGCATACCTCGCACTGATGCCCCTCTGGCCCCCGAAAACCGCAACACGCTCTATATTGTGGTTGGGGTAGGTGTCGGTCCCTGATGTGTTACCCAGGGCAATACCGTATCCGTTCCCGCCGTTTGCCATCAATATACCGACATCGTAAACATGCGAGTTTTTCGACTGCCGCATATTGATTACAGGCGTATCGGCGGCCCATCCCGCAGCGGGAACGATCACGGTCCCGGCGTAGGCGCTCGCCGCCTCACCGCCACCGTAGGGGGTGCCGGCAGGAACGCCTCGAATGGTATAATTATTCTTGCCTGATCCGTCGATAGATGACGCAATCCCGTATCGGCCTTGCGCCAACACTGTCCCGACGTGGGCACTGCTTCCAGAAACAGCGGCGATAGCCTTCGTCCAGGCTCCAGACATATCTGTCGTTCCGGGAGTTGTGTTGACCGCGAACCACTCAGGCCGCGCCTCCTTCAGGCCGGTCAATGCACCTGATCCCGTGAAGGTGACATATCCACCAGGGGAAAACTCTATCGCCCTGTCAGACGGCCATGATATTGCGCTGGTAACGACAATAGGGGCTGTGACTCGCACTGTCCCGCCTGCCGCGTCTGCTGACGTTACAGATGCTAACAGTTCCGCGTAGGTAGATACCTCGATAAAAGTTGAGAGCGCGTCCCGTAGCTGCACATCCTCCCATAGGAATTTCTGAACCCCTGCAGAATTAGTGATCTTCACGTCGTATAAACCATCCCCGTAAACCATCGCCGTACCGTCTGCGGATAACGTATAGGGATTGGCGGCGGGAGTGGTCTTATTCCGGTCCGCGTAAATCGCCTTGTAGGTCGTGGTCCCCGGCACATAGAAATATGCCTTCCCACCGGCAAGGGTAACGCCCCCGGCACGTTGGGACACTAACAGCGCGTCAAATACTTGACCCTTGCTGGCTGCGGTAGCGTCGCCGCACGCGGTCAGTGTAAACAGTACGAGTAAAAGTATCAGTCGGTTAAACATGTTGCCCCCTATCATCATCATTGCGTCTGTGGTTAGCATGGCGTTCATCACACCGTGTCTCAATTTTAGTTATCTGGTTTGACGTGGTAAGTGCTAAACTCTCCATCCCGTCAGCCAGCCTGCCTAGTTTGCCCTCCATACCGTCCATGCGCTGGTTCATCTGCTTGGCAAGATACATGGCCACCCATCGACCACCGGCCACCAACATGCCACCGAGCGTGATTACTGCGCCCGCAAGTAACTTGATAGCGGCTGTGATAATGTCCGGTTGTACTATCATCTCCATTGCGGGCGCGGGCATCAGCAGGACTTCTTCCCGCCCTTTTTGACAGGCGGCTTTGGTTTTGCGCTGCTCATCGGCTTCATAATCCCTTTTCTGCTCATCATGGCCTCGTTCCTTTCTTGTGCGTGATGTGATGCGGTGGTACTCTTTGTAAATGTGGTCAAAAGGAATAATGGAACAATTATTGATGTTGCTCATCTTGGGTATATTCTTGTGCCTGCTTACCTATGGCTGCGGGTTTACTGACCTTTCCTACCCTTGATCCTTCTCCTTGCTGCGGCTATTTCTCTCGGCGTCATCCCCGATTGTTTCATGGCGCTTGGGTCATACACCCCGCCCCGTTCCCCTGCTATAAATGTCCGTGACGACGGCAATTGTTTCTGACGGTTCGGAAGAAGACCGGCAACCGGACGCTCCATATCCACTGTTGCCGGCTGGCGTTGCGGTCTGAAATCCTGAGTACGGACAGGGGGGATATATTCACCCTCTATAGCGGGCCTTACTGCCGGGAGATTTGATGCATCACCCTTGATCGCCCCGTACTCTTCTTGTAGCTTCGGCACTGCCCCCGCCTTCCTCAATTCATCAAGTTTGGACTGTAAAGTCGCTTTTATTGCTCCGAGCCTGTTGTTAAGTTCAGCCTTCGGAACTGCTCGACCTCTCGCCTTGTGCATAGCAATGGCAAGATTGGCTTTAATGGCGGGAGTATCAATAAGCCCTACCAGTGCGCCCACAATGGCCCCTTTTGGCCCACCCATCGCCCCTGTCGCCATTTTTATTGGTACACCTATGCCTACCATGTCCCGGTTCTCTATGCGGTTTACGGCCTTAAACAACACCTTTTCCAGATTGATAAGGGTGGAGTCTTTCGCGTTCAGTTCGGCAAGTTCTGGTATCTGGTTGACAATCTCTTCCTTGGCGCCTCTGGCCATGGCTTTCTTTGCTTCGACCTCAAACCCTTTCAGTTCACCGTATGCATTTTTAAGTTGCTTATATGTGTTGACCTTCATGGTCTGTGCAACGTCTACCGGTATCTGCCCGTTTACCACTGAGGGGTGGTCGCGTAATGAAGCGGCAAAGTCGTCGATCTTGGCAAGTACGTTGTTGTTGTCACCAAAGGAGTCAATCGCCCGCTGTTTCACATCATCCAAACGGCTAACGATATCCTCCACGTTAATCATCTTGCCGCCTTGCGTGGATTCTTTTATCTTCTGCCCGATCTGGCTGTTAAGGTCGTTGATGTTGTCGTACAGTCTGCCGAGTCCCTTCTTGTTGGGAACATATCCGCCTTCAAGACCTGCCTTGACGTTGGCGGCTCTCTGTGCCATCGGTATGACGGTACTCTGCTTGATTGAACTGGCGTAAAGCTTCTCAGGGGTAAGCCCGACTTTCTCCACTCCTGCTGATGCAAGGTCGCGCAGAGACTTTTTAGCTGCCATACCCCCGAACGCCATTAGCCCCGAGCCGAGCGCATCGTTTTCCCACGCTTCACGGGCGGCGGGCATATCCATATTCCCTTTTGCCAGGTCAACAAGCCCCGTGGGTGCCAGCATCCCCTTGACGTTCTCCCCCACAAAGCGCCCCACGCTCCCCTGTTCTGGACTCGTAGCGGCACTGTACGCCCCTTTTGCCAGTTCCGGCATGGCGTAGGCTAGGTTAGTAAGTGACTTGTCGGGATTATTGATAACGCGGTTGATACCGGACAGCATCGCCCCGCCCGTGGTTGGGCTTACCTGTGGCCCCAATGTTTCATCCACGGTACGCTCGGCATACACCGGGTCGGCATACTTACCCAAGGCGGCATCAGCGACACGCCCCGCGAGAGGCAAGCGTCTGACAGCTTCCTGCTTCAAGTCCCGCTTGCCCTGTGAGCGGATGAATTGCGCCATGCCAGCGCGGTATTTGGGATCATTGACGAGTTGTTTTGTGTACTCCTGTGGCGTTTGTTGCGGTGCGGCGGGTTTGTCAGTCCCACCTGCCAAATGGTCATACACTCCCGGGTACTTGGCAATGATCTTTGATTCCAATTCCCCATCGGGTAATGAATCGTAAGCGCCGGGATACTTCGCCCTTATTTTAGATGCAAGTTCGCCCATGATATCCCCTAGAGTATTCCGAGTGGGTCTTGTTTGCCTTTGGGAGGTGCAGGATTGCCGCCTTTATTGCCTATTCTGCCCTTGCGGTCATTGCGGGTATCTTCTATCTGCTCCTTCACTGATTTAATCCGCATATCCCCGGCATGTTTAGTCTCTTTAAGGATTTTCAACATGTCATTGACGGACAGGTTTTTGTCGTGAATCTTGGCCCATTTCTCTTGAGCGCCCACTGAAAGTTCTGCGACGCTGGCAGTCGATCCAGTTGAAAGTTTGCCGATCTCGTTTTCGATTTCCGTGATGTACATGTCGTATATGGACTGTTGCGGAGAACCCGCTATCATCTGTCGGAATTTGCGGATAGGTACGTTCATCAACCTTGCGTCGGCGGTGTAAAGTTCTGCTCCAATTTGCCCCACACGGTCAATTTGTGCGTTGAGGTTTTTAACAAAAGAGCCCATCGAACCTAGCTGTTTTTGCTGTTGTGTCAGCGATGAAGAGTAAGCAGAGTTTTCAGCGCGTGAACCGGCGTAATCAGCCCCACCGTTCTTTTCTACCCACTTGATAACGCTGCTTCTGACTGTGCCTCTATTTGGCACATCTTGGAGATTAGCGCGGCCTTCCTGTATCGCTCTACCCCATGCTTCTACGTCATCGCCCATGTCACCATTGCCACCAGAAGCAGGCTTGTACCTCGGTGCGCTACTTACCTTCTTCCAAGTTCTACCGCCGTCCTGTGACTCTTCGGCCACAGTGGTGTTTCCGGTGTTGTATTCGCGGAACTTGTATTCTGCTTTCTGCTCCACCGGCTCAATCTTGTTGAACTGGTACGGCTGTTCTGGGTTGCCCGTTGCCGTCCCTATTACTTTGTACGTGCCGGCCGGCAAGAACTCTTGCGGGTTCATCGGATTACGCAACTCACCGTCCTTGAATGGTTTGGTAATCTCCATTTTGGTATCATCGGCAAAGGATACATATTGAGCCATCGGTGCAAGCTCCGGGTCTTTCATCATTTCCGCTTTGGTGTACTCGGTCAGAAATTCAGGACGCATCCCCAGGGATTTATACGTCTTGATGCTATCAAGATGCTTGGCAGACATTTCAGCCCGTTGCTTCTTCTTGGCGGCTTCCTGCGTGGCTTTCATTTCAGCCAGGTAAGCGTCTTGTGGGTTATTGACACCGTAAAGCGACTGTCTCGCCCCCTGTTGCGCCTGCTGGTCCTGTAACTGCGCTTCTGCGCCCTGCATCTCCATCTCACCACGTCGCATCTGCAAATCCGCCAGCGAGTTCCGCCGCGTCCGGTCTTCCCGCTCGACTCCGCGTTTTTGGATATCGGAGAGCGTGCCGCTGATCTGGTCCATACCCTCGGCCATCGGGTTACGTGCGCCCATGTATTGGGCATAAGCCATGTAATTTGGTTCAGCCATAATGCCCCCTTACCCTGCCCACGGTCCGGCAGAGTCACCGGCATAGGTTGTGTTTGCATCGTAATTGTCAACAGTGCCGTTGTAGCTACCCCATCCGCTGGTATCTCCACCGCTGTTCTTGTTTATGTCGTAAATTTTCAGCCCCAAGTTAGCCAGGCTGTTCATTGACTGCTGGCTGTTGTACATCTTGTTCTGATTCGCCATACCGATACCAAGGGATGCGTTGGCGGCGTTGTTGCCCTGATTTGTGAGGTTATTACCGGCTCCGGTTGAGAATCCAGCGGAAGCGGAAGCGAGTGAAGAAGATCCACCACGTGCGATGTTGGTCAGGTCGGCAAGTCTCGAGAGTTGTTTATCGTACTCACTCGCGGCCAGGTTCTTGTTTGAATCCGCCATCACGTTCATTCCGTAGGTGGAATTAGCGCGGCCAAGGCTGCGAAGCGTGCGCCCGGTGTTCTTCTCCATCTGCGACTGCTGCCATTTGTAGGCGTCTGTCTCGGTGGGGTTGAATGCTTCACTCTGCATCATCGGCGGCGCTTGGTCGGTGATGTTCCCTTGTGCGTCCCGGTAATACGTGCCAGCTTCGTTGTATTTCTGCTTGTCACGATACCGGCCAAGGTAGGTGTCAATGTCCTTGTATTTAATCTGCATCGCCTCCGGGTCGCCGGAGGTCTTTCTCAACACTATATCGTCGTAATTGGCTTTTCTCAGGTCGTCGGCGGATAGCTTAGTATAGTTCGGGTCGGCGTAACTCTGGCGTTTGCCCGTGATAGCATCCACAAGGCTGTAATATGACGGAAGGGACGCTTTAAAGAACGGGTCGGATAGTGACTTCTGATATTCTAACTGTTCCCGCCGTAGTTGCAGATCGGCATCGGAAGCTTGCTTCTGCTTCTTGCTGCCGTCCTTAATCGCGTCAACTGGATCATCTGTTAAGCCTACGGCCTGGTTAAAATCTGCGCACATACTATCACCCTATCCTTTGAGCCAATTGAATCCCTGACTCCATGAATCCGCGTTTTCTCAAATAGTCGCCCCATGTTTTGAACTCTGGTTTGGGAACATAACTAATCTTGAAATACAGCGGCCCCCTCTCTCTGATTTTCTCCACTATCGCGTCAAGCATCTTTATCATTATCTTGCACCTCTGAAACGTTGGCAGGTCCGGTGCGGCGTGATGTGCCATTTCCAGGGCTTGTGTGTTCACCCTATGCCATAACCCTTTAGCGGGGTAATAAACCACTGACACGCCCACGATGCGGCTTCCTTCACGTGCTACAACAATGTCATGGTTCGGCTGTGTCAATACTGAGGTCCACCACTCCACCATTGCATCGTACTCCCATGAATTGCCGGTTTCCTCAAAGCCCATTTCATCAAACATCGGCTTTGATTCGATCATCAGACCGGCAAGGTCTTTCATGGTGGGGGTGTCAATTATCACGGATGATCCTCGTTACAAGGTTGTCGATCTTGTTCCCTTTGCCGTGATACCAGGGAGCGCAAAAGTTCTCCATGATGTCAACGTTCTGTGCGGTGTTCCATGAAATCAGCATGAGGTTGATATAGTCCATCTCCACCGGGCAGAATATGGTCTTAGGGGAGAACATGCGCCCCATGCAGTGACCTTTCTCGACAAGGAGCTTGTACATATCAGAAACGAAGATTCCCGCTGTCTGGTCTTCAATGTTGCCACCTACCGGCGCGGCCATGTGCATCCTGAACACGTCGCAAAGGTCTTTGCCGATTACGGCCGCATCTTGGATATGCTGGTAATACCCATCAAGGCTGTTGTCGGTGTAGATGATCGAAGCAAACCTATGCCCGTTGTCTTTGGCCTCTTCCACCCGCTGATTGAACAACTCTTCCGATTCGGGGTGATGTGATAGCGTCCACTCACACGGTAAATTCCAATCAATTTTGTATCCGTTGGTGATAACGGAAACGCGATACCCCATCTCTTTCAGCGCTTGAACAATGGCGGGGAGATCCTCTCTCAGTGTCGGCTCACCACCGGATAGGATAATCAAGTCACCCTGCGGCATTTGGCTGGCAAGAGTCATTATCCGCTCGACCGGCACGTCATAATTGTCCAGGTGCTGAAAACACCACTTGCAGCGGAGGTTGCAGCGGTAGGTCACGTCAATGATTAAGCCCGGGTAAAAGTATTTCGCGTTATTTCGCTGCACCATCCCGTAAAATGACGCATCTCTTTCGACTATCCCGTGAAATAACCCATGTTCAGGGCATACCTTCCGCATAACCGCCATGCCGTCAATCTCGTAGATGGTCGCTGGAATGTCGCAAAGACAGCGCGGGCAAAGTGATATGGTCTGCTTGAGTACGGTCATGTCGCCAATATCCCCGATGTTCTCAGTTTGGCTAAAAGCGCGTTGAAATCTGTCACAATGCCGGGTACATCAATGGCGGTGCTGTTGGCGTGTGCCGCTGTCTGTGCCACTGATACAGTCAATGTGTTGGCTACATCGTCGTAAGTCAGCGTCACAGCGTTGCCTGCAGTCAACATGCTTGCAATATTGTCCTGAATATCCTCAAGCGTGTGATGGATGGTTACATCTGCCGTGTGGTCTTGCCACACCTTGGCCTGCCCATTTGACAGGTGCTTGTCCTTAACAACGTCCGTGTCCGATGGGTCAAGCACCCCTATCGCTTCGAGCATGTCGTGGTCGGTTCCGTGCGGGTTGCCGTCTATCACTTCGACATGGTCCTGCCACACCTTGCCATCGGCGTTGGATATGTGCTTTACCTGCGCTGTGTCGGTTCCGGTAGTCCAGCCGAGTACGTCGGTCAACATGGCATGGGTGCGTGTCTCAATGTCGCTTAACTTCGAACCGGCTTTATTGATGATCCCCCACGCCACGCCCCCAGCGAATGACAGCACCCTTTGCAGTTGCTGTATCCACCGCTCCCATTGCTGAGACATCCCCCCACGTGCGTTTATGATCGGCTCACGCGGAACGGGGGGGAGTGTGGTTTGTGGGTTTTCACCGGCCATCTATCGCCTCAAATAAGTGACATCTTCGCTGATCGTATTAATGACAAACTCGCCCGTACCGCGCTTTACGTTGTACCTGTAGAAATTAGCCACCTTGGTAACGTCTACTTGGTGGTTTATATGTCCACTCTTCACCAGAGCGCGAAATATCGCCCCTGCGTCGCTTAAGTCGGAAAAGCCTATCTCATGTTGCCGGTACACGTAAGAACCGCACTGGACCGAATCTGAGGGGCGACGATAATCACCAACCTTGCCAAGGGATATGGTTCGGGGGTTGCTCCATATTTTCTTGCCGTTATCTCGCCATCGGTGGGTAAATACCGGCTCTGCGTCATAATCAATAACGGCATCAGTGCCGAGAGTGTAAAGTTTCCCGTCACGCCCGCCGATGAACTGTAGCCCCCATGGCTCGGCGTAGGTAAACGAGCATCCCCGGTATGATTGCCACTGTCCTGAATCACCATCCCACTTAGCGAATATCAGCCACATCTTAGTTTGGATGTGATAGGCAAAGGTCACGGAGGGGTAATACTGCTCGTCGATGATCGTGTTAGCAGTGGGGAAGTCCAACACATAGAAGTTCTGACCCTTGAATGCGACAATGAAGCCCCTCGCATCGTCCACGCGCTCAAACTGCTCGATAGGTAGGTCAATGGGAAATGAGATGATTTCAGGAGCGCCCCCTCCGGTCAGTTTCACAACCTTGCGGCTTTCGGTTACTTGGGAGATGTAATAAATACTCTCCCCATCAAACGCCACCGAGTGAGGGGAAGGAGTGCCGAAGTGTTGAGCGGCGTTTTTGTTCACGGAGAATGGAACAGTACCGTCAACATAGGTGACTTCCAGCGTCCTCTCTCCGATGTTGTAAACCTGCTCGTAAGCCACAACCAGCGCCTGCACTCCATCAGGATTGCTCTCGTTGTTGTACACTTCCCACAATGCGTACCCATTCACTTTGTCGTCGCTGTAGAACGTGTCCCCGTCAACCACTCCAGTTGAATCATCACCAATGGCTTGCAGATATCCGCCGATGTAGGCAAGGCCTGTCACCTTGTCAGGAGCGTTACCGGCAAGCTGTGTGATCGTCGCGCCGTATTTGTTGATAGGACCGTTTGCGGCAAAGAAGATATCTGTGCCGTCATCGGTGAACACGGGGGGGTAGCCACTTTCCAATACTGCCCCGGTCAGTTCGGTGACAGGTCCGAGTGCCGACGTTTTAGCCCATACACGGCCAGCGGCGACTATCATCAGCACGTTATGCCCACGGATGAACTCGCAGAACACCTCAACGCCAGGGCCGACACCGATATCAGCGTTGAGCGTCAATCCCGGTATGGTGCGGATGGCCTGCCCACGGTCCATGTAGCAGTTGTAATAGGCAACAGACGAACCATCGTGGAGCGTGGAGTCGTCAACATCCAAGTTGATACCGGCACCTATGGGAAGGGGTTTAAGTGGCATCTATTCGTACTCCATCGTGGTCAGTGCCTGATGCAGTAAATGGGCGGTCAAGTCGATGAAAGGCTCGTCTTGATGCAGATAATCACAGTCTTTCGCCTTGGCTGTCTGCGAGTGGTACACCACAAAGTGCATGAGTTCGTGGAGGAATGTTTGTTCCCGTTGGCTGTCGCTCTTGTATGGCATGTTCGGGTTCATCTGTATTTCATTGGTGCGATATGAAGCGAAGCCACAAACATCGGTCTTTTCCGCAAAATGCACGGTATCCCATGTGACTTCTATGGTCTGCCCCATCAATTTAAACCGTTTGGGTATTCTCATTACCGCCCCCCCGGCTGGAAGTAGATCGACACTTCTTCAAAGTCATCCAGATCAGACAGCGCCTGCTCATATCTCGATTTAAGCGCGACCTGCTCGTCAAGCGGTACTCTCAGTTTCGGCGCAATAGTGTAAGCAAGTCCGATAGTGAAACATTGTAACCAATCAACCGGCATGGTTGCGGTATCTTCTGCTGTGGTGAAATCATCAACAGGCTTCTGATATTTGAAAAGCAATTGCTGTGTTGCGTCATCGGCAACCGGCCACACATACAGCCGAGAATTATCAAGTTGAGGGTCGTAAGCGTACTGTATCGGTTGACCTGCCGTGTCCTTGGTGGTCAGTTCGTTGTATTCGCTGATGGATACTTTGTTGATGGGGGTTTGTGTGTCATTAAAGTCAAGGCGCACATCAGCAATCTTGATAGGGCGGATGATCTTTGTCACACCATCGGATTCAAACGCATCTCCATCAGGGCCAAGTAAATACGACTCTTGCCCGACGACGAGCGGCAAAATAGCGTCTTGATACGTGTGGATGAATAACCCTTTGGCTTGCCACGATTTAGCGTACAGGTTCAAGGACCGGCAAAAAGATTCTAACAGCGCGGCAGGAATGGCTGACTCAATATCAAGCATGCTGGTGAGGTCAACGGCTTCCCTTATAATCTCGTCACGGTTAAGCGTGAATGTGTGAACACCTGAAACGGTCATAAATCCTCCGGTGTCACATCGCCGGGTTCAAGGAAAATGTCGGTTACTTGCGGGCGGGCATTGTCGATTACTATCTTGTCATTGGATGATTTAACGCTGTCCTGGGGATGACGGGGTTCATAGTCCTTTTTACAGACCATGAATCCCCGCCAATCCTTTTTCAGTTCGGACAGGTAAAAACGGTAGCCGCAGCTATCGCAAATAGCCCACGCATTACCTGGCCGGTACATTAAGCAGCTACTGCAATGCCGGAAGTGGCATAGGTAGGAACCGCGCCGTCAATGTAAACGCCTGTAGTGGTAGACAGCTTAGTATTGTTGATGCTAGAACAGTTGCGGATGAGGGCAAAGCCTTCAGTCTGTTCAGCGGCAAAAGCCACACATTGAGCCGGTACAGCGGTTGACAACTTCGTAGTAAAAAACACGCTGTCATCAATCAGCAACATGCGCTCCACATCGGTTGCATTAGCCCCATAGACGAATCGGTTGTTGACGTGACCAGCTTTCTTCCAAAAGAGGCAATTCTTGAATAGTACGTCGCGGGACACTTTGCCGGCCCCGGCCACTTCTTTGGTCATCAGAACGTTAGCGCGGACAATTGCGCCTGCGATTGCGTTTGCATTTGAGCCGATAGTGCAGTTGATGAGTTGTGCTGAATCGCCATTCATAACCAGTTCAGCGGCACCAGTCTGGTCAAGGTCGGTTTCCTTGTAGAACTCGCAGTTGCTGTAAACCGAGTATTCGCCGCCTTCAAGCACTGAGTAAAGGCTTTGTGCCACGGTGTTGGCTGACGTGAACTTGATGTTGTGGAAGCTGTTGCGCACCCCCGTATTCAACAGGGCACCAAGGTCGGTAGCTGCGGTTGTCACACCCATTGAAATCTTGGCATTCTGCCCATACATGCGGCTTGTACCATCCATACCGACGAAATGGACTCGGTTTTTAGCCACGGTCAGCATCTCAGTAAGGACGTGTGAAGCACTGCCCATCAGTACGATCACATCATCCTTATTGGTTCTTGCCTGGGCGTATGCTGCGGCAATGGTTTTAAACGGACGCTGGGCGCTGTTAGCCTTTACGCTGATACCGTCATTGCCAAGGGTATAATCGACAAAAAGAAAATTGCCGGGAGTTGCGGGAACGCCGCCACCCATTACAGGGACGCCGAATGAAGATATGCCGTTGGGAAAATTGGTGAGGCCCATGTTGTTCTCCTTCACAGGGTTGACTGCAAGGGGGCTAAAGCCCCCTCAAAGGGTTGATGTTATGTTATTGGTTAAACTCCGGGAGAACCGTACAGCGCACGAGGGTCAAACGCAGTAAAGGCGTACCGTGACGATGCTTTGTATCTCGCGTTCTCTGTATCCCAGTCATTTTCTGCGGTAGGCTCGAACTCGTCAGCCCTACGCTCCTGATACACCAGACCCTCTGCATCGGTCAGGATGAAGAAAGCATCTGTGTCAGTCAGGTAGTGGTTGATTGCGATGCCTTCAGGAAAGATGTTTTTGGCCTTGAGTGCGTTAATAGCGTTGTTGGCGGTATCATACTCAAGGGAAGATTTCAGGATGCGTTCTGCTTCGAACATCAAGGAGGGCGGCACCAACAGTTTCTTAGGCATTACGGCAATTTTCAGCCCACGGTCATCAGTGAAGTTGGAAATGTCGATTGCCATCTGCTCAAGTGCGGCCTGGTTCAGGTCGGAAGCCACTGCGAGAGTGTTGGAGAACGTACCGCCGGCAGCATTCGGATGATCGGTAGCACACAGCACCTTTCCATCTCCGAATGTGTAACCTGCGGTGTAGGCGCGGTTAATCAGGTTCGCGCCCACGATTTCCTTGGTCTGGCGCATGGAGTTTGCCAGTGCGCGGGACCGCTGAGTGGAAATCTTGTCGTACTGGTCATCCTCGTACATTTCACGAGTGATGATGAAACCAAGAGCATAGGTCACGTTGGTTGAACGTGTGGTGAAACCCTGCTTCATGGAGTCCATAGCAATCGGTTGGCCCTCAGATTTACGCTGTGCCAGACCGAAACCGGAAAGTCCCTGATACTCTTCATACGCCCGTGTGGACGTTTCCTTGTTGAAGATATCGGTGTACTCGGTTTTGTGCTTGTTGTACTTGTCCCCGTAGATCTTCTTAATTCCCGGCGTAAGGAGTTTAGCAAACCCGCCTGTAGTCATTATGGGCATTGTAAGACTCCTTTATGCGTGGAATGCCTGCTCTGCGCGGGTGAACATTACATTGTAACGTCCCCATACCAGAGTAGGGTCATTGTCGATTAGGCTCGGAATTTCAACCACGGTGAAATCAGCGCTGCTGTTGGTGGTCAGTTCACAAGCGGAAGTCCCGGTCAGTGTGCTGCCTGCTGTGTACGAAAGGTCACAGGTATCACCAACAACGAGAGTCAGGGCGGTAGCGGTCTGAGATTCGAAAAGCATGTCATCTGCCGGGACGTAGAAGCATACCCACTCGGTATGTGTGGACGCGCTGTCATCGTAGAATGTTGCGTTGTCATTGGCCGGGTCGAAAGGTCCAACTGCGCCACCCTCAACGAACTTACCGAATCCGATTGCAACACCGAGAAAGCCGGTGTCATTTGTCGCACCGGGAGCGGCAAGGCCGGATTCCAGGTTGATAGGATCACCGACAAAAATGTCGGCACCATCTGCGACGCCTATAGTCCTGATTGATCCGCGCCATGAAGCGCCGCTCAGGGTTCTTACGGGTCGAAGCCCGTTAGGACGATCTGTATTTGCCATAACTTAATCCCTTTGTATCTTGATGCCCTCGCCAATTGCGGAGCCACCAAGTTTAGTTTTGATGTCTTGCTCCATGGCTGCTTCCAGCGCGTCAACTTTTACGTGTTTCTCTTTCTGGTCTTCCTGATAGTATTTTTCAGGTATTTCCATCAAAACGGCTTTGGTCCCTGCTCCGACTGACTTCACAGTCATTGAACCAACGCTTGATGGGTCGCCTGCATGTGGGTCGCCTACTTGCTCATCCTCTACGGGTGTCCAGCCTGCAATCTTGAACCGCTCTATGCGGTCGTCAGTGTCGTTGACCAACCGGCGCACGAATCCGGGCCGGGTGTCAGCGCGAATGATGTTCTGCCTGTGTAGCGGGATACGTTCGGGACGTTCCGCTCTGCTTGCTCCCTCTATGGGCCTGGTGCTGTGTCTGCTCATTTCTTACCTCCTAAAACGCCGCTATCGACGAGTCCCTTGATGTATTCTTCTTCACTCATAACGCCTTGCCGGACAAATCCGCGTACTACCTTTCGGGTTTCGTCGTCTAAATCAGCCATGGTGTATGTCTTTTTCCCCTCGCCGCGCTTGCCACCTTCAACGGCTGGTGGGTCTTTGCGCTTGTCCGGTGCTTTCTCGAACTTCTCAGGGAACTTGATTTTGATTGCGCTTTCCATCGCTTCCAGCGCCCCGGCCATGTCGTTAGGATTATCTTCAAGGTAGTTTCTGGCGTATGCCTTGCCAAAGCGAACTATCTTGTCGTCGGCATAAAACCATTCGCCGTTATCCTGTTCCCATGCTGTGATAGCAGGGTGGACATTATCAATCGGCACCTTGATTGCTTCCGCTTCCTTGATTGCCTTGTCAATCTCCCGTACCTGCTCCCGGTCACCTTGGTCGATAGCTTCGTCACGTTGCGCGGTAAGGTCGGCAACGGCCTTGTTATATGCCGCCTGAGATACTTTGGTGATGTACCCTTTGACCTCATGCAACGTGGTCTTGAACTCTTTGTTTTCCTTTTTTATCTTCCGCATCTGTTCATACAGTGGCGCACGCTTGACGAACTCTTTAGCGTCTACCCATTGTTCGGGGTCGCCATCGTATTCCTCCAGTGGTCGCCACCCTGCGGCTGATGCTTTTTCAATGAACGGGTCAACCTGCGCTTGTTCCTGCTCTGTTCCGGTTGTTTCTTCCATGGCTCTTTAGCCCTCCTTAACTACGCAAAGACAGTCTTCGTCATTAACCACCCTGTAATCAATCTCGCCGTCCTTGACGTTCTCACCGGCATACTTGCGGAAGATAACCTTGTCACCCACCTGCGCCCATGGCGTGCCATCGTCAAACGCTTTCCATGCGTTCACACCAACGGCAACTACAGTGCCGCGCATGGTTGCTTGCTGGTCACGCTCCTTGGTAGTGGCGGCGAGAATAATACCGCCTGCCGTTTTCTCTTCCACCGTTTCCGGTTGAATCAATACTCTGTGGCCGCTTGGCTCAATCATTTGTGTTCCTTTCCCCTTTGGGCTGGATAAAAGAAAAGGGCAACCATCGTTTATGATGATTGCCCCTCTTATTACGATAAAGGCGATATTCGGTTGTGAACTGCCTTACGCTACATCTTCGGTTGTCTTTGTCTCAATCTTCTTCGGTTGTCCGTTTGCAAAATGGATCGTGACGTTTCCATGGAAGTTTGAAGCCCTCAACTGCTTTATGACTTCTTCCACTGTTTTCATTGCCAATCCGTGGTACACTAGTGAGTTAATTTATAACACGGTTGATACTATCTCACATTTTATCTACGTTGGTCAATAATGTTGTGAGTCTTCATTTAAAGGCCAGTCCACTGTGTCGTATTTAATCGGTATATGTTGACCATGTCGTTAACCCCATCCATCACGGTTCGGGTCTGCGGTTGGTTTGGTTTCTCCCTTTGGGGAACAAAAGCAACTCGCACAGTAACCACATAGTAGCAATAGCCATCAGTGTTTATCTTCGTCAGTTCAGGCTTACGACGCCAGAACATGCTGTCAGGTCTTCCGCTGGATTCCCATACCCGTTTAAATGAATCTAACAACTTCTGGCAAGCTATTTCTGGCGAACTATAGATAGCGGAAATTCTCTCACCTTCTTTTTTGATTCCCTCGCCATCTATCACAATAGCCTTTATTGTTCTCCCATTTCCTAGAGACACATTGCTGCAATATATCTCACCAGATGGTTCACAAATAGCTTCAATTCCACGCAATAGCTGTTGAACATCCATTTATTCCTCCACATCCATCTCAAGAAGTGCATCAAGGCCCAACAATACCCCCTCCCTGATCGAAGCCGCCCGGAAGGTCTGCTCCGCTGTCTGGTGCAATGGGGATTTCTGTTCCCAGTTCTGCCGGTACTCCCTCAGGAACTTGAAAACCTGCTCCGTCGTCGCTTGGCTCTTCCATTCCACCCATTCCGCTCTCGTCAATGTTTCCATCGGTCATCCTTTCTTGCATAGATTGTCTCATCATGTCATTTTCTTGACCTAGTTGCCCAGCGAATTGCCGGTAATATTCCAACTGCGGGCCGAGTTCGGCGGCTTCCGCTTGTGCTATTTTTGCCATGGTATCAGCGCGGGTGTTCTCAATCTGTGCGTCAAGTAAGGCGATTTCAGCGGCTTGTTTCTCGCCTTTCAATGCAAGTTCGTGTTTTTTGATCTCTGCGTCCATTTGAATCTTAATCATCTCCGGGTTCGGCGGCTGTTGCCCCGCTTGCTCTTTACCTTCCTTCGGGTGGATCTCTTCGATGTTGTCAATCTTGATTGCTTCGAGGTAATTGTGAACAATCTGCCAATCGTTAATACCCGGCGCACCCTTGACCTGCATCAATGCCTGTGCTTTGGCAAGCCTCTGAATATCCGTCCCTTGGTTCGGGTCGGAAACTGGCACAACATCAAGATCCTTTTCGTTGTAATCGGCGCGGATTGCTACCTGCTCGATATCCAGCACGCGGAAATAGTATTCATCATCCATGTAATCACGATTCAGCTTTGCTAGCTTCTTGAACTCTGACTTAAGGGATCGGTAAATGCGCTTGTGGATACCGCTAAACACCTTCATCCCCTGCTCGATACGTGCAAGCATGGTCCCCACTGGCTCGTTTGGCCCTGCGGATTCACCGGACATGACATCAGCCACGCTTGATAATTGTTTGCCAGCGTCAACAAGGAATGAAAGCATGGTGAACAGAACAGCGGAAGGTTCCTTGACCGGGAGAGAAAAAAAACCATCTCTCAGGTCTTGCGGGCTTGCGTCTGTCATTTTCCACTCGCCGGGCTGGAACTGGTATTTGCCCCCCTTGATTTTGATACCCCGTGAAATCAAACCGCCCTGCATGTTGGACAGCGTGCCAGCGTCAAGGAGTTGGTTGATGTTGGTGTTGATTGCTTCGTTCAGCGGCGCCAACAGTTGACCGAATCCGATATCGTAAAACGTGCCATCGAATGAGGGGAGGAATGAGAACTTGGTAAAATACTGTGTGGGTTCAATACGGGCTAGTTTGCCGTCCTTGGTGACAATGATAGCCTCTTTGTCATAGCAAGGATACACACGGACCACTTTAGCGGATGCCCGGTGAACGGTGACAATGTACGGCTCCTGGTATCCATCGTCGTCAAGGTCATACCATAGATGTTGTTCAAGAAATTGCTCGGCGGCTTGCTTCTCTTCGTCAAACTCGTACATGATGTCTTCGTCAACAAAGATACCGTCCGCCTTGCGCTCGTGTACGTCATTGCGGTACAGCCATATCCCCTGGTCTGTCACCCTTCTGGCGTCTTCTATACTCTTGGCGTCATTGTGGACCACGATATCAAGCGGCTTGCGGAGGCATGAAACATTGCGGCGGCGGATGGGGCAGAAGTATGTTTTCTTAAACAGCGTGCCGATGATGGGCAACATCATCAGGAGCCGGTCAGTGTCCTCTTCCCACTCGGTCATCTCTTCAAGCACCTGATAGCTCATGTGCTTGCTGATACGGTCGGCACGCTCCTGCTTACTACCGTCCTGGTCCCGGCCAATCACCTTAGCTTTGACCACATCATTACCACGGATAATCTCAGGATATGCACGAGCATGGAACTGGATAGCGGCATAGGCGATTAACGGATATTTCACATCGGCGCTGTTCGGCCATGGACCGTCACCGGCTGACTCAATCTGCATTGCAAGGTCAAGACCATCCTGCGTACGGCGCTCCCAATCTTCGCGGGTGATCAGGTCGGCTTGCCAATCTTCGACCACCTGTTGACCGAGTAGGTTTAGTTGGTCGTCGGTAAACTCTTTGACCATGTTGGTCATGCCTATCCATTTTTCTAGTTTCATTTAATAGCCTCCACGGCGGCTGCGGATTGATCGTTCTTCTTGGTGGTCGTCTTCATCCCATCCATTTTCATCTTTGTAGCCTACCCCGAACGTACGGAATGCATCAGAACCATGCGAACACCAGTTATGCAATGGCCGGTTGCCGAGCTTCTTTTTTACTTCGTCATATTCAGCGCAATATCCCTCTAGTGCTGAAATACCCTTAGAGCATTTCTCTTCATCGAACCAACATTGGGGCAGTATGTTGCGGCAAGCCGGAATGTGTACCTGAATCAACGTGTCAATGTTACGAACACGGGAAACAACAATGATCGGTTTAATTCCCAAATTCTCCGCCACTTCCTTGCGGCTGAGGGCTATTTCACTGTTGGTCATTTCCCTTTGCTCGGCATCATGTGGCATGTGATGATTCCCATAGGTGTACCCCTTGCGGTGTTCAGACCCTGGTAACTCTCCGCGCAACGCCTTGGCATAATGTTCTAGCCCAAAACCAGTATTTTCGTAATAATCAATAACTGCATGGGACCGCCCTATGTGCTGAATAAACCAGATAGTCATAGAGTCGTCTACACCCAAATCCCAATAGGTATTGACCTCCGCGCCTGGTTGATGCGGCACACGGGTTATCCTGCCTTGTTGTCTGGCCTCTGCCATCTGTTTAGAGTAGTACGCACCTGGCACACATCCTTCAAACGAACACATGTACTCTTGATTGAAAACTGCCAGTCCTTCGTTATCCCCATAAATGGAAATCAAACCGGCCTTGATGTTGTCAAGCTGCTCTTGAGTGAATACCCCTGTTTTGTCGGCAGTCAGCAGTTCAGCAAACCAATCAGGATGCGACCGGGCATGGTCATACATGGTCTTGCCGTGATTGTTGCCCCTCGGGGTGTAGGGGAATATCGCCCATCCGCCGTTCTCCTCTAATATCGGCTCAATGAATGCCCATGCTCTAGGGTCGGCTAATGACCACTCGGAGAACACGACACCACGGGGAGGTGAACCAACCAAGCCGTCAAAGTTATCAGAGCCGACAATGTGCCAGACAGCGCCGGATACCAGCTCGATCTTCATTTCCTGCTGGCTAGTCTTTGTGCGGATCTCTGGCGGGAACGCTTCATCAATACGCTTCTTGCCGGTATGAGGGTTGACTGCATCCCATATAGCACGTCTGCCGTGTGCATACTCTGGCATCATGTGCCAATAGTTGCCGGGGTGCTGGATTGCATCAACAGCGGTCCAGTGTAAAGCAACCTCGTCTTTACCCGCCCGGCGGTGCCACACTTCAACAGCACGCTTGCCGCCTGACTCTAAATATTTCCATGTGGGGAGTTGGTAATCTCTGGGGGTCCAGTTATTAGGGAGGGTTACTATTGGCATCACTCGCCAAACTTAACAATATTGATTGACAGAGCCGCACCATCTTTGCCGGTGATTTCTTGGCTGATCTTGTCGCCGTACTTCTTCGGGTTAATCTTCGACAATAACCATTTGCGGGAGTCAACACGCAATTTAGACCGTTGGATATGCTCATGATCTACAAACGGCTTGCCATCCTCGTTGAACGCCATATCAAGTGAACTGTCATCGCTGATTTCCAATATCTGATCGGCCATGTGTTCAATCTGGTACTCTTTCGCGCACGCGTACTGTGCTTTTAACTCTTCGCTCTCACTTATCCATGTCCTGATTGTTCTCGCTGGTGGGAATGTTTGGTCATCCTTTCGGAACGCGTCACATATCCGCCTGATACCATACTCGGTGTCCTTGGTCGACTCACACACCATTTCAACTATCCGTTGCCGGTATTGCTCAACGGTTTCTGTTGGGTCGGCTGATTTGAGTGGTTTACGTGACATTTACGCCCTCTGGTCGCTTGTTCGCAGGCTCACTGCTCTATATGCCCCTACGGGGTTATATTGCAGGTGCGGCAAATTATAGTAGTTATGCCCCCTTGCGTAAATGTTTTTTTGTGATTGTGGCGTAAATGGTTGAAATATCGTTAATGGAGGTGGTGGATTTTGCTTGACATGAGGTTTTTGTAGATAGAAAGGGGCGGTCGTGCCGCCCATGCTGGTGTTGTACCGCTCAAGATTTATTTTTGCCTATTGCATTTTTTATTGAAAAAACCTCTTAACACTAGCGAAACGTTCCGCTATAGTTAAATCACAGTGAAGGACAAACCAACTCAGGAGGCTACACCATGAAAACGAACACTCACAAAATCGAAATCGCAGTTGACCACGCCGAAGCCGATGAATTTTGTGCATGGCTGAATACCCAGGGTCACACCGCCACCGTTGGCCGCTCGACTGGCAATTACGTTGATGGCGACTGGACCTCCTCCGACCAGGCCGCAGGTGACATCCTGAATGGCCTCTGGGACGATTACTGCAATGGTTGAGTGCAAATGTCCACATTGCGGCGGGGTGATAAACCCCGCTTCTCTCCTCGGTCAGGGCAAAAAGAAAACCATGTCAGATGCCGCCCTTGCTGCCCGTAAACTCAATGCATCCAAGCCTCGCCCCTCTCGCCGTAAACCCGTCCCTGATCCACCTAAATAGCCAACC